AGAGATCTGGTCAGATGATCAATCTTGATTACACTGAAACATCTTGGTTAAGACAACCTTTTGCTACAAGAGTTGAGAGTGTCACTCCTTTCCTCGTTAAGTTCTGGGAAGGTTCACTGAGATTTGAACCTGATGTTGATGTTTGGATTGATGTTAACAGAATGGAACTTCGTGATGTTCTTCAAGAAGGTTCATTCTTGGGTGTGGCTGAATCACTTGGAGCTGAAATTACAACAGATGCTGATGGTTCAAGATCTGGTCTTTCTCCGGTTATCTGGCAGTCATGGGAAACCATGGGTGTTGATGTAAGTTTTGATCTGGGATCATCACAATCCACAGAGACAACTACTTCCAAAAGACAAGGAACGAAAGATGAATTCAAATCTATGTTCAAGGGTGGTGGTAGAAGAGCACGAAGAGTTCTTCGTAGGAGAGGTGGTGAAGTTCCTGGAAGTTTCGAAGTTGTAGAAGAAAGTAGTACAACTACAACTACAGTCACCGGCTCAGTTGGTGTTGATTTAAGTCAACAGAGAAAGGGCAAACAACATACTGTCAACGAACAGATTGATACTGAATCACTTGGTGATCGTATCGTATCTCGTGAAGTTATTCAGTTCATGAGAGCTCGTAATATTGAGTTCACATCTACTAGATTGAAACCTTTCACTGAGGTATATCCATTCTTTGACAATGTGGATGTCGCAAGGTTCTGTATGCCTAAGTTGGTAGAGATTGAAATGATCTCTGGAACTTTCCAGGTAGAAGAAGCGGTTGCCGGTATTATGCCATCTGAAGAGAATACTGAGGATGATGAAGAGTCCACAAGAGCAGCGATAGTAGCAAGAGTTGCTACGACAAACCACAAGTATGGTCCTTATAACAGACCAACTGATATCTTTGAAAGAAACCCATATAACAGAGATGAGAGAATTCCTGAAACATATTCTGAAACTTCTACAGTTCTGAATATTGATACTTTCAGTTTGGCTGATGATGCAAATCCCGAGTTTGCAGGATTCGTCGCACCTAACATGATTTTGAGAGGAGTTAATAGTAACGCTGAAGCTAGAGTAACTGCGGTTAGATTGATTGGTGATCGTTTGGGAACATTGATTGGTTGTTTCAGAGTTCCAGCTTCTAGTGATCCAGCTAACCCAATCTTTGAAACTGGTAGATCCAGATTGAGACTGAGTAGTTCACCTATTGATAGTCGTGTTCCTGGTGTCATCACAACCGCAGCAGAAGAGATCTTCTACTCACAAGGTGATATGGATAATACTCAGGAAGTTACACTTTCCCTGAGAAACGCTAGAGTTGAAACTGATGACAGTTTTCTCGAAACTAGAAGTATTGGAGATTCTGCTACTTCATCTACATCATTTACTAACGCTGGAGGTTCAACTGGTGAAAGCAGATTGACTGGTGAGTATTTGGATCCCCTGGCACAATCCTTCATTGTTGATGATCCTACTGGCATTTACTTGACTAGTATGGATATCTACTTTGAGAGAGTTCCAACAGATGATAATACTCCCGTTACTGTTCAAATTCGTGAAGTTGAACTGGGCACTCCTTCTCAAAGAATCTTGGCATACTCTGAGGTATCCAAAGGTCCAGAAGAAATTACAGTATCTAATAACGCTAGTGTGGCCACTAAGTTCACATTTGAATCTCCTGTTTATCTGAATGGACAGAGAGAATATGCAATGATTATTCTTTCCAACTCCACAGAATATACTGTGTGGATCTCTAGACTCGGTGAGTCTGATGTATCTACATTGGGCAGAGAAGAGGGACAAGTACTTGTTTCTACACAGAGACTTCTTGGTTCATTGTATAAGTCACAGAATGCTTCTGTATGGACACCTTCACAGTATGAGGATCTTACATTCAATCTGTTTAGAGCTGTCTTTGCTCCTAATGGTTCCGTTCAGTTCTTTAACCCACCATCTCCAGACGAATACTCAGTAATGAAACCTAATCCACTCGCGATGACTTCAAACACCATCAGAGTTGGACTAGGAACTACTGTTACAGATACTGGTATTGCTGATGGTAACTTGATTACACAGATTGGTAGTGAAGCTAGTGGTAGATTTGTTGGATTAGCTGGTTCAGTTACTAGTACATTAACACTTACGAATGTTGGTACTGGTTTCACTCCATCTAGTGCATATTACACCTTTACTGGTATAGCACTCACTAGTTTGACCGGTAATGGTATCAATGCAACCGCAGATATTACGATTGAAAATGGTATAGCTATTGGAGCTACCATTGTTAATGGTGGTAAAGGATATGCACTTGGTGATATTCTACAACCCATCAGTATTGGCAATCTTTCACTTGGTGAAGGTATGAAACTTTCTGTGAATGATATTTACGGAGAGAATGAGTTGGTTATTGAAGGTGTTCAGGGTACATTCTCTACCGGAGCATCCAATACTCTTCTTTATACTCACAATAGTGGTGTAACTACAGCTCTCAATCATCCTGGAGTTGTCAATCCAGTATCACCTATTAGAGAAGTTAATGATGGTCTCCACTTTGATGTATTCCATAGAAACCACGGAATGCACGCAACTGGAAATGTTGTAACTCTAAGTGGAATGAATACGAAGACACAACCAACTACACTAACTGCTGAATATTTGATCACAGACACAAGTGCTATCTCAATCGCCAGTTCCACAACTCCAACCAACTTTGGAGAGTTTGAGGGTATTGGAGTTGGGGCAACTAACCCTGGTTATGTGAAGATTGGTTCTGAGGTTATTGAGTACACTGGAGTGGTTGGAAACACCCTTACAGGTGTCACTAGAGGTATTGATACCACACAGGTTGGTAGACATACTGTAAACAACCTTGTACAAAAGTATGAACTGAATGGTGTTTCGTTGAGAAGGATTAACAGAACTCACAATCTTAACGGATCCACTAATAATAATAGAATCACCCTCGATACTTATCCTATTAAGATTGATATGAGTGATGTTAATGTTGGAGTAAATCGTAGTGGAACTGGATTGAAGAAACTCTTCTTTGGTGAAACTATTGAAGGTGGTGGTCCTAAAGGTAAGGCAACATACAATGTTCCTTATGAGATGATTATTCCTCAGATCAATACCATGGAACCAACTGGTACCAATATTGCACCTTCTGTTAGAACCACTAGTGGAACAAGTGTATCAGGAAGTGAGCCATCATTTATTGATAAGGGATTTGAAGAAGTTTCAATGAGACAGGAAAACTTCTTCCCAGAACCAAGAATTGTGGCTTCTGGTATTAATGAAAATCTTTACCTGGATGAACTTCCTGGCAATAAGTCATTCACAATGAACTTAGATCTAATCACTGATGATACAAGAATCTCACCAGCTGTCGATCTTAATCAAGCTTCTGTCATCTTTACTACAAATAGAATTGATGAACCCATTACAGATTACGCTACTGATCCTAGAGTCAATACTACAAAGAATGATCCTAATAGATTCTTCTATGTGACTAAGAATGTGGCTCTTGAAAATCCAGCATCGGCTTTACAAATTTTCTTGGATGGATATGTTCCACAAGATGCAGATTTGAGATGTTTCTATTCGTTGAATCAAGATGGACCTGTTGATGAAGTAATCTTTGTTCCTTTCCCTGGTTTTGGAAACTTCAATTCAAATGGAACTATTCTAAGTCAAGGAAACAGTAATGGAGCTCCCGATCTAGACGTACCTAAGATTGATGTCTTTACACCTAATCCCAATCTCAATCTATACAGAGAATATAAGTTTAGTGTAGATCAACTACCAGCTTTCAAATCATTTAGAATCAAGGTAATTGGTTCTTCTACGAATCAGGCAACTGTTCCAATGATTAGAAACTTCAGAGCGATTTCACTAGCGTAATGAGTAAGATCCCAGTTAAAGATCATAGAAATCTATATCGCGATGGTTCTTCAATGGCCATCGTGAATACAGATAGTGTAGGATATCAAGCCTATGTTGCAAACAGAGAGAAACTTCTCACTGATAAACAAAGAATTGATAACTTAGAGAGTACAGTGGAAGAGATTAAAGGTGATCTCACAGATATTAAAAATCTACTGGTACAACTAGTAGATAAATAGAAAAAAAAAGATCTAGTGATGCGTGAAGCTCTATTTTGTAATTATTTTTATTCCAAGTTCTTTCCCGCCAATGGTACAGAGTTATTAAATTACTTTGACAATCCCATAAAAAGTTCTAATCAACAATTCAAGTGGGATGAAAATTGCAGTGTTGGAAAAGAAAGATTGGAGAAGACCGATGAGGTTTTAAATCTTTTGAAACCATCAATCAGAGATTTTTTCAAGATCTTTAAGTTTAAACAAGCAGAGAAAATAGAAATAGAAGATATTTGGAGATGTCTGTACGATAAAGGTTCTTATCAAGAAATACATTCTCATTGTGGTACTGACTTGTCTGGTGTTTTATTTTTAACTGACTGGGAAGAGGGTGTTTCTAAGTTTTTTTTCGCTGATCGACATGATTCTGAAATCACTGAATTTTGGAAAATTAATTACAGTTATGACTCTATTGACATTGAGTATGAGAGAGGAGAGATATTATTTTTTCCCTCATACATGTTACATGGTGTGACTCAACATAAACATGAATTGACTCGAAAGATCGTTTCATTCAATTTGAAGTTTCCACAGATCTCATAAATAGAAAAAAAGTTGTTTAAATAATGGCTCAACCTACCAATAGACAAGAATTAGTTGACTATTGTCTTAGACAACTTGGTGCACCTGTATTGGAAGTCAACGTTGCTGAAGAACAGATTGACGACTTAGTTGACGATGCTATTCAATACTTTCAAGAAAGACACTTTGATGGTGTGGAGAAAGTATATCTAAAGTATCAGATCACACAAGGTGATATTGACAGGGGAAAGGCAAGACCAGGTGATTCATCGGTAGGGATTGCTTCTACTAGTGCAACTACTAATATTGTTGGAGTTGCTACAACATTCACATACTATGAGAATAGTAACTACTTACAAGTTCCTTCTAATATTATTGGAGTCAATAAAGTATTCCAATTTAACTCCACCGCAGCTGGATCTGGAATCTTCAATGTTAAATATCAGTATATGTTGAGTGGTGTCAACCTATGGGGTGGTGCTGGATTCGATTTACTATCATATTCGATGACTATGAGTTATTTGGAGACAATGAACTTCCTCCTCAATACTCATAAACAGATTAGATTCAATCAAAGATCTGACAGGATGTATCTAGATGTTGACTGGAGCAACTTACAAGTAGATGAGTTCTTAATTATTGAGTGTTACAGAGGACTTGATGGAGAAGATTATTCAAGACTCTGGAATGATTCTTTCCTAAAACCATATCTAACTTCACTTATTAAGAGACAGTGGGGCATGAACCTAATCAAGTTCCAAGGTGTAAAACTACCTGGTGGTATTGAGTTTAATGGAAGACAAATTTATGATGATGCTGAAAAAGAATTAGAGACAATTCGTGAGAGAATGACATTTAATTATGAACTTCCTCCTATGGATATGATTGGTTGATATGGCACTTAATCCTTTCTTTTTAAACGGTACGAAGTCAGAACAAGGTCTCGTACAAAGTCTTATCAACGAACAGTTGAGGATGTATGGTGTCGAGTGCTATTACTTGCCTCGTAAATATGTCACAACTAACACAGTAATCAAAGAAGTTATCGAATCTAAGTTCAATTCTGCCTATCCACTAGAAGCATATCTGGACTCTTATGAAGGATTTGGTGGTCAAGGAACAATTTTGTCTAGATTTGGTATTGAAGATAAGGATGATTGTACTTTAATCATCTCTAGAGAGAGATATGAGAACTATATTTCCCCTTTAATTGAAAATTTACCTAATGTTGGACTATCTTCACGTCCAAAAGAAGGAGATTTGATCTATTTTCCTCTTGGAGACCGTATTTTTGAGATAAAATTCGTAGAACATGAGCAACCTTTCTATCAATTAAAGAAAAACTACGTCTACACACTCACTTGTGAACTATTCCGTTATGAAGATGAGGTTGTAGACACTGGAGTTAGTAAAATTGATGATAATTTAGTTGATTTTGGTTATATTCAGACCCTAAACATGATTGGAGCAGCTGTTACAGCTACTGCAACTGCTGGAATTTGTACTTTGGGTGCTGTAAATCTCATCAGTATCT